GCTCTGACTTCATGTACCATAAGTAACCTGTAGCACCATTTTCAGTAGTAACTTCTACCCATCCAATTTGAGCCATGTCAGAACCAGATACAGTATAGTTATCTTTAATGATAACTGGTTTAACTTCAAAGAATGAATCTTGAGCCTCTAATGACCCTTGCATTCCATTTGTTCCCTTAGCAAATTCAGATCCGTAAACAAATGCAGTAACTCCAGTAGTTGAAACACCAAAAGGAGACAGAGCGTTGTATGCAGAATCGTAATAAGCTACAGTAAATGTATTAGATGTAACGGTGGTAATAATACCTTTTGCCGATTCAGCAGCAACTTGTTGAGAAGATAAGAATACAGTTTGGTTAACTCTAAAGTTACAAGTACCAGCAGGTAATGTAAAAGTTTGAGTACCAGAAGAAATCGTACCAAAAGTCAATCCTGTATATTTTGTATGCAAACGACCTTGCTCTGCCCACTTAATTAAGTCAGAGTTAGAAGGAAGTTCAGCACCAACCATACGCAAGAAAGATGCGATTGATCTGTTTCCGTAACGCTCGAATTCTTGCTCATAAGTATCAGGAAGATACTGATTTAAGAAGTCAAAGTTTGTAATATAATTTGAAGGCAATGTTGCCTTTACCGAGCTTGGGCTAATTGCTACCCCAGGACTCACTGCTAATGTACCAGCCATGTTTTAAAAGTTTAAAAGTTTAACGTTTTTTAATTACTAATCTACTTCCTCTGTCTTGCTCTATTACTTTAATCTTAACACCATCAGTAGGAGTCACTTGTGTTGCCTGTCGAGTCATGTCAATGTTTTTAGACTCTTTGGCCACAGTGCCTACCGCGTCTGCCATTCCTTTTTCATAGAAAAACTTGGCAAACTTGTCTGGGTTTTTGGCTATCACAATAGAACGGTGGAAAGCTTCAGCATCTGCAAGGTAACCATCATTATCCAAGAACTGTGAAACAAAGTTCTTTAAATCATTCTGTTCTTGCAGTAAGGCTTTCGTATCTCCTGGTTTATAAACTAGCTTTTTATTTTCATCTATATTAAACTTGAAACCTTCAAATTTGTCAGAGAAAAGTTCTGTAGTTTTGTTTGAGAAGAACTGTGACCTTTTTGCATTTTCTTCCTCCATAGACTTGGAAGATTCTTTGTGTCTCTTGAAAGCATCGTAGTTGTCTTTTTCTTCCTGTGGAACAAATGTTTCCCTTGACTCAAGTGGAACTCTGTATTGTTCTTTAAGGTCGTTAAAGTGCTTCTTAGCTTTTGAGAGCTCTTTTTTCTTTGCTAATTTTTTCTTCTTGATTTCTTTTTCATCATCGAAGTCTTCATCGTAAGAAAATCTGTCAGATACATCAAACTTTATATCGTCTGAATCTAAATCTGGATTCTGCTCACGCTGATATTCAAAAAGCAAAGAGTCTTCGTCCATTTCATCGTAGTTATTATTCAAGCGAATAAAATCTTCGATTCCACGTCCTGTTTCTTTTTTGTACTTAAGGAATGCAGAAACATCTTCTGGAAGATCTTCGTTCTGTTGTCTCTGCTCAAATAACTCATCTAAGTTATTGATTTCCTTGTTGTATCTTTTACCAATATATGAAAGAACTTTATTATCATCAATTTCGTCAACAAGTGTTGGCGTATTATCATCTGTAATAACAGTCTCTACTGTATCATTATAAGTCTCTACTGTTTCTTGTGGTACTTGAACAGTATCGACTGTATCAGTACTTAAAGAAACACCAGTAGTTTCCTCGTGTTGCTTTAGTAGTTGTTCCTCTACCTCAGCTACAGACTTTTCTTCAAAATCTACAGCTCTTACTTTAATTTCTGGATCCATTGTTATTTAATTTAATTTGTACAAAGTTAATAAATAATTCATTACTCGTTTTCGTAGAACATTGCCTGCGAATCCTCGGTATGCCACTTCTCATATCCCTCACAGTTAAAGTACTCACTATTAACTAAATAGTCTGGCTTTTCTGGGAATGGTTTTGTAACAAAAGAAGGCTCAGACCATTTTATTCTATTGTTTGGTTGCAGCGCTATTTGTCCGTTGTCTAACAAAATAATATGATGAGACTTATGCTCTAGTGGGTCTTCAGCTAACGATAGATCTGTGTTAGGGTCACTAGATCCCCAGTTTATTGTTGCGTAGTAGCTTCCACTATACCATTTTCGATCCTTCATATATACATCAACCTTAGTATCGTAAACATAAGACAAATGTAGAAGTGTAAAGTTATAAGAGAAACAATTCCAAATCTGAAGATAATGAAACGGTAGATCTGGATCTGGTGTTTTAGGCTCAGTTAATAATGCGTGAGATGGTAACTTGTCTCTCATTACGCCATTCTCAAGAAGAACTTGAAACAATGCCGCCTGACCAGGCATACATCTTACCGACATTATTACTCCAGGAGTAAACTCACCATGACCCTTAGTAAACTGATACATGTACTCGTTCCTTACGAATACTTTTATAGGAAAAAAGTTGTGTTCTATGTGTGCCATAATTATTTAGGCCCAAAAGATTCTAAATCAAATCCATCAAGGGAGTCTTCTGTGCTTTCAAAATCAATTGGAGGAAGATTATTCTTTCTTTGATTTATTAGTTCTGATTGTCTAGATGCCTGTATGTCAACTCTTTTATCTTTTGCATTTTCTTTATCTTCTTCTCTTTTCTTTAATTGATCTGCCTCCATACCTTTAAGTTGCATATTATACTGAAACTCAAGATCCATTAGCTCTCTTTTCATTTCAACCTCAGCTCTCATCTTCATTATATCATAGTTAGCCTCAGCCTCTTTAATCTGAATCTTACTCTGAGCCTCCATCTGTAACAACTGAGCCTTAGACTCAGCAGCAGCTTGTTGTGACTGCATGTTTGTTTGCATCTGCATTTGGAATTCCATCTGCTTGTCTTTCTGCTGTTTATCAATTCTTTTCTTTCTCTTCATCTTCAACAGCTCATTGGCTAGTTTAATGTTCTTGATATTTCTAATATCAATGGCATCTTCTAGGTCAATTGTTTGTTGTTGTAGAGCAACCTGAATGTTTGCCTCAAGCATCTGTCTTTCATCCTCATCTGGATCAAGATCAATGAATATTCCGAAGTCAAATAAATATAGATCTCTAATCTCTTCAAGAATAGTCATGTTATACTTACCAATTTGCATAGCAAACTCTTCAGCAAAGTCAGAGTATTCTAGTATATCTGCAACTCTAATGGAAACACATTCAGCCAATCTCTTGGTGATGTTTAGGTTGCCTTCTAATATGTGTCTAGTGGCAGTATTTGAGTTCATTGCCGCCATCTTTTGAATTCCTACCAACGCATCTGGATGTGTCATGCTTCCGTCTCTTGCCTCATTAACACCCGTCACATCTCTAATCATACTTAGATAGTGGTTGTAGTTGTTAATCAAAGATGACATCTTACCTTGACCGCTGTTTGTATTTAGTTCTTGAATTGGAATTCTAGCGTTGTTAAACTCACCATCTTGTGTATAGCTTCTACCAATAACGCTACCAGTCTGGAAGTATAGTTTTAATGCATCCTCTGGGTTATATGCTGCACCAGTTCCAAGGTCAACTTCATTAATACCATCAGCATCAATAAATACACCATCTGGAACTACTCTTGCAGTTACCTGTTGTAACTTTAAATGTGTTAACTGGATCTGATCAGCAAATGGAATCATTCGTCTAACTAAAGACTCCATAGATCCCTTATACATTCTAGGAGCAAATGCAACGTAGTTTGGATAAGCTCTCTGAGATGCTGACTTTGGACGAACCATGTTACGCATCATCTCCCACTTAAGTACAATGTTTGTACCAGCTACAAGAACACCCTCATACCAAACATCTCTTACTGCCTCAACTCTTTCAAATGGCATACCATCTTCCATTGGTGGATTAAACTCATCTCCCTTTCTGATAACTCTCTCTCCACCATTTTCTAGTAACTTCTTCTTCCACACAAATTTTTTGCTTGCTTTGTAGTTAAAGTATATAAGTGTTACGATCTCGTTTGTAAAGTAGTCGTCTTGATAGTTTCTGATAATTGGAAAATAAGTATACCAAGCAGCACTGCTATTTCTAATTTCGTTTAACTGCTCCTCAGTTAATGTTGGATCAATTTTAAGAACCTCAGTGTAGTGCATCTGTTTAACCTCACCAAAGTAGTAACAATCTGAAAAGTCGTTCTTTTCGGTGTAGCTATGAATCCAGTTAGCTGGATCAACATAATCAACCTTTAGTCCGTCATTGATTAAGAAAGAATGCTTAACAACAGATATACCTATAGTAACTAAATCATAGTTCATTAGTTTTCTAACTTCATCATATCTGTTCATCTCAAATATAGTATCGATAGCCACCTCGTTAGCTATCTCAATACTTGGCTTGTACTTGATCTGCATGTATAGCTCTAGCTCCTCATCAGTTCCAGGTAGTTCTTCTGGATCAACGTTAAATGCGTCAACACCGAACTGATCCTTAGTCATTGTCAAGAAATCCTTAGCTATCATATCAGACTCGATCATTTCCTGGAATATGTTCTTACGCTCGGCAGACATCACATCTTGAGCTTCAGTTCTAACCTTAAATAATCTGTCAGACATTCCGTTGACAACAACATCAACAAACTTAGGTATAATAGGAACTGGTGTCCAGTCTAAGTTCATCATAGACATGTCACCATTAATAGATAATTCGTCTTTATATTTTTGGACTGGTTGTTGTCCACGAGCATAAAGTCTAAGTCTATGGTACTCACCCCATTGATCATAGAATCTACACGTATTGTTTTTTCTCTTAAACCATTCTCCCTCAATGGCTTTGCCGATCTTCAAACCATACTCGCTGGTTTGCTTTTCTTCTTCCGAAACCATTTGGCTTGGAAACGGGTTTTGATATATGATAACAGATGGTTTCTCCATTCTATTCTATAATTTTGCTTTGACTGCCTTGATTGTTATATCTTACAAATTTAATACTAATTTTTGATTCTTTTCTCTCTGGAGTAAACATGTGCTTTCTGTTTGCCATGATAGCCAAACCAGAACTAATTGATGCATCGTATTTTGTACGATTATTAGGATCAAATCTAGCCCAATCTTCTAAAGTTTTGTTAAAATACATCGAGCCTACAACATCCGTATCTCTGTAAGTTCCTTCAATATCAAACCCAACGTACTCCTCTATGTATGACTCTATACAAGATGCGTGTGCCTGTCTTACATCTTCGCTTGAGTTAGGTATTCCACCAATCTCTAGCTCCGTCTTTGACATCTTACTCAT